TGATTTAACTCTAAAAGCAAATTGTAAAGTAATTCCTGATAGATTTCTTCGTTCTAGTAAATCAAACATTGCTGCTTTTTTGCGGGGATACTTTGATGGTGATGGTTGTATTAAACAAAAGGCAATTACAGTACAAAGTTCTTCGTCTATTTTGATTGATCAAGTAAGAGCATTATTAATGAATTTTGGCGTTTTGTCACAGTGGTATACAGGTATAACGCCACCTACTGATAAATGTGCAGTTAGCAGTAGATATTATCGTATTGAAATTGGAACACTTGACCACAAAAAACTTTTTTGTTCAGAGATTGGATTTTCTATTGATCGTAAAAAAGTAAAAATGTCTGAATTTAAAACTAAATCTTCCAGAAAAATTACAAAAGACATTATTCCATATGGTCGCCAAATATTATCTGAAGACAAAGATTATCTTTCTTTACACAAATCTAGAATGACATGTTTCAATGCTTCTGATAGTTGTGTTATATCTCCATATATTCTCAATCAACACATTAAGTGGGAAAAAATCAAAGAAATTGTGGATGGTGAGAATGAAGTATTTGATTTTTCACTTAATGATATCCCAAATGATCAATTTTGCCATTCGGTAGCATATAACGGAATAATCGGGCATCAAACACCAAAAGGAATGAATAGATTTCATAAAATGTGGATTGAAGCAAACAATCCACAAAATTCAAAAGATCCTACAATTCAATGGAATGAATTTGAGCCGTTTTCGATTCATTGGCGCATGGTTCCAAAACCAAATAGTACGGAACTTCGTGACGATGAATGGAAACGAAAGGAAATTGCACGAACTTCTGAACATCAATTTAGACAAGAATTTGAATGTGAGTTTATTGGATCAAGCAATACCTTAATTTCTCCAGAATGTCTTAACTCGATGATTTGGAGATCACCAATCAAATGTTATCCTATGCATTATTCAGAATTTCCAGACGGAACTGAACACAAATTAGACGTACATGTAGAACCAATGCTAGGTCATCAGTATGTGCTTTGTGCCGATGTCGCTGGTGGGAAAGAATTAAACGCATCATCATTTGTTGTTATTGATATTACCACAATGCCATATGTGTTGGTGGCAAAATACAACAGCGATAAAATCTCACCAATGCTGTTTCCTGATGTTATAGCTCAAGCAGCACTTAAATATAATATGGCGTTCGTGCTTGTTGAGACGAACGACAACGATGTGGCAAAAACGCTTCATATAGATTTGGAATATGAAAATTTAATAACGACCAATAATAAAGCCAAAGGAACTCAAGTTGGCGGCGGATTTTCTAAGAATACTGAATTTGGTCTTCGTACAAATCGAGCAACAAAACGGGTAGGTTGTTATAATCTTAAAACTCTACTTGAAAGTAGAAAGTTGGTCATTAAAGATTATCAAATCTATCAACAATTAAATTCCTTTATTTCGAACAATAAAGGATCATATTCAGCCGAACAAGGCCAACAAGACGACTTGGTAAGTTGTTTGGTTAATTTTGGATGGTTGGTAAATCAGAAGTATTTTAAAGAATTGGCGGATACGGATGTGTATAGCCAATTGAAAAAAGCATATGATGATGCAATGGAAGAAGATATTCCTCCTTTCGGTTTTATTTCGACAGGATTGAATGATTATAATAATGATGACGATGGTGGCAGACTCTAAAGATATTGGATAGTAGATGCCAGTCAGATTTTCGATTTTCCCAAAAAGTTATAATACCTAAATACCTAGTGAAAAGATTTTGATGGTTCCTTATCAGCAAAACAGATGGAGAATTGATTATGGCATTTCAAATTAGTCCTGGTGTGAATTTTACAGAGGTAGACCTTACCACAATTATCCCTGCGGTGGGAACTACTGTAGGAGCTATTGCTGGTCCGTTCAGATGGGGTCCAGCAAATAAACCACAGCTTATTGATAGCGAATTAACATTAGTTGCAACATTCGGGCAACCAGATAATATTACAGCAAGCACTTGGTTTACCGCTGCTAATTTCCTTGCATATGGAAACGCACTTCAAACGGTTCGTGTGGTTAAGGCTAGTGGCCCCGAATCACACATGAATGCTACTGCTTCTGGTTCTAATGTTCTTATTGAAAATGAGGACGCCTATCTTGCAAATTATGCTGGTGGTCAAGGCGATGTAGGAATGTTTGCGGCAAAATATCCAGGAGATCTTGGAAACGCTATTGCTGTATCTATTGCAGATTCGGGTAGCTTTGCAACTTGGGAATATGCATCAAATTTTTCTGGTGCGCCTAATACTTCAGCTTCCGTTGCGGCTTCTGGCGGGCTAAACGATGAAATTCATGTGGTAACAGTTGATGTGACTGGTGCATGGACTGGTACACCAGGACAAGTTCTCGAAAGATTTCCATACTTGTCAAAGAGTGCTAGTGCGGTATCTGAAGATGGTAGTACAATGTACTATGCAGAAGTTTTGAATCGCAATTCAAACTACGTTTGGTGGATGGATCATCCGACAGCACTTGATCTTGGATTGCCGGTAACTTCACCAGTAACAACTCCAAATTGGGGTGGTGATAATACTGTAGATTATCAAACTACAAGCACTCAAGTAACATTGGATCTTTCAACTGTTACAAATGGTCCGTTTGCTAATGGTGAATTTGTGCAAGAGGCTGCCGCCGTTACAGTGGTTTCTCCAGGTTCCGGCGCAGCAGCAACAGCAGTAGCAACAAGCTCAACGGCTCTTACAATTACTATTGGAAATCCTGGTATCGGTTATGTTGTAGCTCCAACCGTAACAGCAACCATTACAGGAACAGGAACTCTTTCGGGTCTTTCCGCAACAATCAGTGGTGGTGTTGTAATAGCAGTTAATTACACTGCGTCCGGTTTTACTCCAAACGACACTGTAGTTTTCAATTTTACAGTTCCAGGCGCAGGCGCAACTGCAAATATAACGGTAGACGGAAGCGGAAGAATTCAAACCGTTACTCCGACCAATCAAGGATCTGGTTATACAACTCCTCCGAATGTTTTAATTAGTGGTCCTGGGTCTGGCGCAGAAATTACAGCAATTCTTGGAACACAATCACTTGCTGGAAAAGTTGTTTCATATACCGTTATAAATGGCGGGTATGGATACACAACTGTTTCTGGTCAGGTGTCTGGTTGGGATTCTGGAACAGGTGTTTTAACGATTACTCCGACTTCTGGAACCTTTGAAAATGGTAACGTGCTTGTAGGAACAACTTCTAACGCACAAGGAACTGTTACATTAAGAGAAGGTGGATATCTATACTTTGAATTGTTTGGTGGTGTTGATGGAAATGCCAGCGTATCAGATGGAGAGTTTATGACCGGATACGATACATTCAAATCTGGTGAAGATATTGATGTTTCGTTGATATTGAGTGGTGCGGCAGATGCTACGCTTGCACAATACTTGATTGGTATCGCTGAATATAGACAAGATTGTGTAGTGTTTATTTCTCCTCCGCAAACAACTGTTGTTGATAATGCAGGAAATGAAGCTACTGATATTGTTACATTCCGTAACTTGCTTTCTTCAAGTTCATATGCTTTCATGGATTGCAATTGGAAGTATCAATATGATAAATATTACGATATCTACCGTTGGGTTCCTTTAAACGGCGATGTCGCTGGTTTGTGTGTACGTACCGATACGCAGCGTGATCCGTGGTGGTCACCAGCCGGATATAACCGGGGGCTGATTCAAAATGTAGTTCGCTTGGCATGGAATCCAAGAAAGGCATACAGAGATTTACTCTATCAAAATGGTGTTAACGCTGTAATGTCTGAACCGGGTCAAGGAACACTTCTCTACGGTGACAAAACTTTGTTATCAAAACCGAGCGCATTTGATAGAATTAACGTTCGTCGCTTGTTCATCGTGTTAGAGAAAGCAATTTCTACGGCTGCTAAATTCACATTGTTTGAATTCAATGATGCATTCACTCAATCGCAATTCGTTAATATGGTTGAACCATACTTAGCAGATGTTCAAGGTCGTCGTGGTATCTATGACTACAGAGTAGTTTGTGACAGCACAAATAATACTCCTGATGTTGTTGATAGCAATAGTTTTGTTGGTGACATTTATATCAAACCAGCACGTTCAATCAATTTCATTCAACTCAACTTTGTTGCTGTTCGCACCGGAGTCGATTTTTCAGAGATCGTGGGCAAG